TGAAGCAAGTAACTTTTTTTGTATATATTCTATATCGGCTATCTCACTTAAATTTGTTGCTCCCGGTAAAGTCTCGATAGGACTTGGGGAAGCAGCGTCTCTCACTGGTATAAAATAATCTTGGTCCACAGCCATTTGATTCATTCTCAAATCGACATTACCATTTTGTGGGTCCACAACAGGGTCCCTTTTAAATTTATTGGCTACTTTTTGTATGTAAGACTCCACATCTTTATCGTCCATATTACCTACGAACACTTTAAATACCCTTCTTTCTGGAGCTCTGGAAGTTCTATAAACCAACATCGCGTCTTCTGCCAATAATAATTGTTTCCAAATTCTTCTAGCTTTTTCTAACATGGAAGTACCATAAGGTAGTCTTCTATCATCCCCCAATATCCTAAAATGAGCTATTTCCCAAGTATTAAACTCTAACTCTTTTTCCCTCCACTTAAACTCAACTTTAGATGCTTTCTCATCTTGTTTTTCACCATGTAGTGTAAAATAATTAGACTGGTCCCCCCTTTCCATTTCAATGTTAGGTAGTTGGTTGCAACCTATGATTCCCTTTTCTGGGTCAATTTTAAGATATACAAAATTATCCCCATATTTGCAAGTATTTCTAACCCACATAGGTAGGTTGGTATTAACATCTAATATGTTGTTGAATAGGTCAGCTAATATGGATTTTATCCTTGCTGATTCGGAATAAATTGTTAATGTATGACCTTTTTCTGATGGTGTTGTACATTCCTCCGCGTATATATCTAAAGCTGCTGATATTTCTGGTGTAAACTCCATAGATTCATAATCGTAATATGAAGCTAAACGAGTTGGTTCGTAATATATTGATTTAGTGTATAATTCATTATCCACTTTTTGCCATTGGTTGGCTAAGTAGGCTGCCTGCTGAAATTCTAATTTTTTCTCATTGTACTCCTGTTTGTTACTTGTCTTTAGAATCTCTTCCGAGCCTACTGTAAATTGTTGGAATGTGCTCTTTGGTGCGGTTGGTCCCCCGGCTCCAAAAAGTTTACCTAGTCTTTGATATATTGTGAATTCTGCCATTACTTGTAATTATAAATATTTTATTATAAATAGTATACCTTTCTCTAACGTCTTTTAGTGAATAGCCAACTATTTTCTATATATTGTTTTTTTATGTCGTTACTGCCTGCACCAGCAATTCCAAATGTTGGTTCTGAAGACGGTGTTGTGTTATTTTGATGGGATTCGGTTAACCACCCATCCAACATGGCTTTAGTTAAATCGTCCGCTTTTTGTATTTGTGAAAAGGAACTTTCCCCGACATACAACGCCATAGCTAGAGCCATTATAAGGTCATCATGTTTACCTTTCATGTGGTTAGGTCTTCCGTTTATATAAACAAAGGTGTGTAATTCGTTTAATAATCTTTTAGACCTTATAACAAAATTATGTCTTAAAGCTTCTTCAAAAGCTGATATTATTTGAACTCTTTTATTATTGAAAGCTAGTCCCGGTACTTTATTTGCCGCACCTGGGTTATACTTCCACTTATCAGCAGTATTTAAACCTTCTATGTATAAATCCTTATACCCCAACTCTTGTAATTTTCTAGAGGTAGCAACACCCATACCACCAGTAATGTCTGTAACTACATAGGCACTATACATGGTACCCCATTTATATATTATATCAGCGGCTAAATCAGGTGGTATCTTGCCTAGGTATTCAAGAACTTGTCTACGTTCATCAAAGTCTATTATAACTATAGATGTGAAATCTTCAGAATCACCCCTACTAACATCACACCCTAAAATATATTTATGACCTTCTTTTGGTTTTTCCCAAACCCATAACTGGTTACCCATGAACATTTCTTCTGGGTCCATAACATGAACATCCTTTATTTGTTCTATAGTATCTACAGGGATAACATTATCACCAGAACCTAAAAACGCACTCTCTAACTCCTGGGAAACCTTTCTCCTATCGTACTTTAGTTTTTTTACCATATTCTCAAACCAGCTAGAACAAGGTTTATACCCTTTTTTAATTAAGTCATTAAACTTACTTAACTCGTGTTCGTGGATGAACTCAGTTTCATCGTAATCCTCCATATTCAATAAAAAGTGAACCACATCTTTTGTTTTTACCCAGAATAAATCTTTTGTAAATCTGGGGTCGTTTTCCCAATGAAGTTCTGAAATATGGAAATTATTTAATCCCTTTATAGATTGTTCATACACCTCATAATAAATTTTATCGTATCCGTTTGGTGTGGATATTACAATTACCTTACCTCCTGTTGATAGGGATGCCATACAAGCTGCCCAAAGGTTATCCCCAGCTTCTATATAAGCAGCTTCATCAAATATAAGTGTGGTTGGTGTGTATCCCCTTAGAGCATCCACCGATGTTGCTACAGCTTTAACCTCACAACCATTATTCAACTTAAAGTGTTTTTGTGAATCCTTTTCTTTTGAGAATCCGACATTAATCCACTCAGGCCATTGATTTAAAAAACCCCTAACTTTATTAGCGAATTCAGAAGCTGTATCTAACTTATTTGCTATTATTAGTATTTTTTCTGGTCTTGTTTTAGAGGCAAATTGTAGATTTTTGGATACCCAGGCGGCTGTAGCGGTAGATACCCCAGCTTGACGGTATTTTTTTGTTATATTATCATTATACTTATCAAAATTATTTAACATCATTTCCTGTTCTGGGAATAATATAAATGGTACGTATTTAGATTGGGTGTTATCGTATGTTTCTAAATAAGTCTTTATAGCGTAAGGAGTGTCTTTATAACATTTTGCGTATTCCTGTATTAATTCTTCTTGTGTCATATATTATAAATATAGTGATTGAGTTAATAATAGAAAAGGTCCTTTCGGACCTTTTAGTATGTATATGTTATCTATGATGTATTATAGGTTGTATAAGAAGTCTTTCTCGTCTTTTGTTAGTGACTCCATACCCATTTTATTTATTTTATCCAATATGGTATCCATATCTAAGTCTTGGGTGGGTCTGATTGTAATATCATTTAGTGCATCCATTGTCCCTTCAAACCCTGGAATATCTTGTGGTGTAGAAACTTCCCCAGAAGCATCTTCATAGTCCTCATCTTTTAATTGTTTTTTAATGTCGTCTACAATTCTGGCTACCATTTCTTTCCCTTTTGGTGACCCTGATAAAATTTCTTTAGCCAACCCAATAAAAGGTTCAGGCTCTAATGATACTATATTATAATATAAATAATTTTTTATCCTACCATAATCTTCACTATCTAATAAATCCTCAGGGTATGATTCTATAAATTTTTCCCAAATAACAGGCCCTAATCGTAAATCCCAAACCTCAGCCGGTAAAGTGTCTTCGGAACCAATCACTTCTTCAGCAAATTCTGGGTCTGAAGGTAATCCATGCATGGAAACATACTCCATAACACCCTTCCATAATTCGTGTACTAAAATAGGGAACATAATTCCTCTTGCTTTTATAGTAGGTGGGTCAGTAGTTAAATCTACCTCTTCTCTACCCGCGGCCATTGAGTCTGCACCATTACCAACCATAGCTTCCATATCAGGCATAATCCAATACATTAAATCATTTACCGACATAATTAAAGAGTATAAATTTACCAAATCTGGGTCAATCTCATTTAAAGTTTCATTAACCATGTGGTACATGTAGTGAGCTTTTTTTGATGACCCTTGTATTAGGGAGTTAATTAAACGTCTTTTTTGTTTTTCTAAGTCTAATTTTGCCAACCTTTCTGCCGCTTCTTTATCTTCAGTGTCTGGTTGTTTAAACTCTAACTCTTTCTTTTTAGGTTTTTTAGGTTGTTTTTGCATCCCTTCCAAAGTAGGTTTTTCTAACTTAGCGTCAAATTGTAAATCTCCTTCAGGTATGGACATTTGGTCTATAACCAGACTCACGGCTAAATCTTCTAACTTTTGTTTGTTAGCGGCCTCAATAGCCATTGTTCTTTGTACAGCACTCATTAACATTGGTTGTAATGACATTGCTGATTGTGGGTCTATTTCCTCCAGACCAGTAGCGTCTTTAACTTTATTAATTACGTCTTGGAATCTTTTTGAGGCTAGTATTTCTTCGAAATTATTTTCATCACCTTCTTTACCAGGAAATGCTTGGTGTCCTCCTAGTGGGTGTTCACCACTCCTTAATTTTCTTTCTATGTCTGGTGACATTCTCTCAGACCCATCATTATAATCTATAGGTGGGGCTTCGTTTAATTTTGTTTTCTTAGACATACCTTATTCGGTTGTTAAATTATCAAACTCTAACCACTCAGGTAATTTATTATCTCTAGCTTTAGGTTTTGGGTTTGTACTAGGGTTTGGAACTTTGAATGGTCCTCTCCTTTTTTTCTCACCTGGTTTGGTGGTTGGTGGTGCTATAGTAGGTGTTTCTACTGGTGAATTTTCTTCAATATTTTCATCACCAACAATAACCCCATCTAACTGTACTTCACCGGACTCTTTAATAAAAAAATTAATAACCCTTTTTTCAGATTTTAAATAACCTTTAATTCCTCCTTTTATGTCTTCAACCACAACCTTCATAGGGGGAATCATTTCTTTTGCTGACTCACTTACCATCTGAAATGAGTTTTTCTTTTTATCCACTTTACCACCACCCTTATTTGATTTTGATTCTTTTACAGTTTTAATAAAGTTTGATTTTGTTATCTCAGCTGGTTGATTGTCTTCAACTAAAGTTGTAATCCAACTTTCTAGAACATCACTGTCGTTAATTTTTTCTGGTAAATTTTCATAATCTTCCGGTGTCATTTTAGATGCTAATTTTTCAGCTGCTGCTGGGTTAACAGCGTAAAGATATCCTTGTTGTGCTTTAGAATCAAAATCTTCACTAATCTCAGCATCATCACTAGAATTTAACAATGTTTTTTCTTCACCATCAGGGTAATCAAATTTAGTTACTGGTTCACCATCCTTATCAACTTCAACCTCATCAGCTTTTTGAGTTTCTCCCATTTCAGCTTTAATAGCATCTATTTCAGCTGTTTTAGCGTTAATCAAATCATTAAGGGCTTGTTTTTCCTTAGCTTTAAAATCATCTTGTTCAGATAACATTTTTTGTCCTAATACGTTTAGTTGTTTGTCTGAAAATAAAGATAGGGTTCTATGTGTGAACCCTTCATTTACTAATCGTACTATTAATTGTTTTCTATTTTTTGGCATTTTCAAAAAGTTTATCAAATTTTAATATTATATCTCTAGAATATAATTTATCTTTAACATTCTGTAGTCCATCACCGTAGTGGAAGACTAGTCTTTCTTCGTTATCGTTTTCATACTCACCATCATAACTTTCCCAACCTAAAGCTACAACATTGTCTAAAGCATGTTCCATTCCAAAGTAGTCAGAGTTCTGAACTAAATCTAGTTTTAGACTTGTCCCTTCTAAAATCCCAACTTTTTTTATGTACCCCATTTCTGGTGGTCCTGGTTTTCCGTGTGCTGGACTAGAATCCCAATCTTCACCCCATAATTCATCTGAGTCTTGGCCAAATATAAATTCGTAAATATTTTCTTGTTTATAATTAGGGCCTAATTCATTAATGAATATAAGTTTCATTACTGTATACTACCTTCTCTCGTAATAAATATATTTTTGTTATCTGACAATATAGCTATATTACCCCTTTTAGTTAATCCTTTAAGTTTAGAATATTTATTTTCGTTTAAATATTTTTTAACCCTTAACTCTTGTTCAATAGTTCTAGATAACTTTTTTATAGTTTCGTTAATTTTGTTTTTCCCAACTTTTTCCTTTATGTACTCTTGTGGAGTTTTTTTTACAACATAAGATTCTAATAACTGTGATACCCTATTTTTTAAAGATTTCATAGCTACACCTTCTTTTACAGCAGTTTTTGTTGTTGATTTTGTTTTATATACCTTTAGAATTTGTTTAAGAGCTTTTAAGATAAGTCCCCCTGGGAACACTAACGAAGCTGCTTCAATCATTTTAATTTGTGCGGCAGTGAATTTTTGTATTGCTTTTTCATCTTTAGCTTTTTTTAGTAGTTTAGCTAAATCTGGTTTTACAAATTGTAATATTGGAGTGAGTCCTGGTAAAAACATAGTTTGTTCTTTAATAGGTAGTTTTGTAGCTGCTTTCCCTAATTTCTTAGCTACTTTCCCTTTGGCCGCTTTTAATATCCCTGTAACCGATACAAAGATAGGTCCTGCTGGAATTGCCACTAGAAGTGCCGTTAGGAAGGCAATATCTGATGCAGTTAGTGAATGTGGGTCTTTCTCACCTTTGTCAATTGCGTCTTTAACCGTACCCCTCAAAAACTTAGACAACATCTTTGCGACAGGTTGTTCTGATATAATATTTTTACGTCT